GGTGTTGTTGCGTTCATTGCCAAGAGCAATCATGTTGGGTGTGAGTTCTGGATAGCCAGGTGTGGCCAGTATGTTGTACTGTGTTTGATCCTCACGGGCTGTGGTGCTGGTGTCAATGCCACTCTTGAGTGCTTGCACAACCAATTGGCGTTGCGCCAGGCGACCCGAATACATAGCTCCGTCGTCCCGGTTGCCTGATGCTGTGAGCCAGGTATTGAGAACCAGGTCATCCCAGTATGTGGTATTGCTTGGGGCTTGATTGGCTGTGGGGGCCAAGATACAAACATAGATAGCACCATTGTAACTCACAAAGTCATTGTAAGCATAGGTTGTGCTGGCAGACCATGCGTCAATTGCATAGTCAGTAGCTGTGGTTGTGAAGTAGTTGCTTTGGAAACTCTTGACATTGTAACCTGAACGACGTGTGTTGAACAACAAAGTACCTTGTGCATACAGTGCAGAATCTGGACGATCTGGATCCAGATAATCACTCACCAGCAAATCTTCAATGCTGGGTTCAGGATCTGCCACAGGATCTGTGGTACCATTGGGCGCCCATCGTGCATCCGCAAATAAAATACCATTCTGGGTGACCTGGTCTGTGGTGTCAATTTCCACCCATTGTTGAATGGTGTTGACTGGTTGCCAACGATACAACTTGGGATAGTTTTCCAAGTCTGAAGTATCAATCCACAAAGTACCATTTGCCAATGGACTTTCTGTGTCAGTTGTGGTAGAATTGGTTTGTGTGGTAGGTGCTGTGGCTGAAATAATTGGGCCAGTGGCATTGGTCAAAGTCAAATCGTAACCACGAACATCGTTGGTCACATTGCGATAACCTTGCCATGTGCCATTGTCCTGGATCATGATGTCAGCATCACTCACAGAACTGTAGTACCACAAACGTCCGTCTGCAGGATCCTGATCTGGAGCAGTGGTACTGGCTGTGTAGGTAAACAGCGGAGCGGTTACAAAGTTGCTGAGTTGGAGTCCTGAGCCAGTAAATGGGTTCACCACTTGATCAGGGGCGCCTACTATGAAACCAGCAGTAGTTACTGGAGTACCAGCGTTGTTGTTTAAAAATATTACACCTCCAGCTGAATGAGTAAACACAATGTTACCTGCTGTGTTCACGCTGGCTGTGACATAGGGATTTCCTGCTGCAGACACCGCAGTGATAAAATCACTCACAGTTCCAGTTCCGCCAATGGTGACAGTGGCTTCCAATATCGTGGTTGTTCCAGGTTCAGTGGAATTAAGGAAAAAACTTTGAGCAACTGCTGAAATCGGTGCAAATGCGGTTCCTGTAGGCACAGTGGTACCAGTTATTATTGTTTCGCCCGCCACATAGCGTTCCCGAATTGAAAATGCTGCGGTGGGAATTGTGGTATACCAGTTAAGAGCCTCGAATACAGTAAAAGTGGTGCCTGCAGGAATATTTTTACCGCCGCCTGTAGGATCAAGGACAATAGTAGGATTATTACCAGGATAAGCTGGCGCTTGCTGTGTGACAAAAGTGTCAAGTGCGGCACTGTATTTCTTGAGTGATATGTTCAGTCCGTTGTTGGCTGTGCTGAGATTCTGCCAAATTGAACCAGTGGGTCTGGCATCTAGTGGATCAATACCTGACCCTGAGATCCATTTGGGTTGTTGATAACTGAACCCAGGAAAATAGTCTGGCGCAGGATATTGCCCTACGGTGATACCCAGTGTGGTAAGTAATCCTGCACTGTTTCCTTGTTGAATTTCAATAAAACCATTGCTGCTCAACGTTGAATTGTCTGTACCAGCTGTGGAGTCTGCATAGATATACAGTTGATTGCTCACAGCTGCAGCTGAAAAACCCAGGCTTGATCCGACAGTTGTGATAACAGCGGCCAGGCCTGCTACAGTGTTAGTAGCACCAACTGTGACTGTCTGACCATTGATGATCATGGTGTTACCCACAGTCAACGTAGTAGTAACAGCATTGGTTCCTTCAACTGTAGGCCAGGCAGTTTTCCAGGCGTTGCTGCCCAGTTGCACCCAGGTGTTGTTGGATTTTTTGTAGTATTCAAAAATATCAGCGCCAATTGCTGTCACAGCATAGTCACCAATTGCTCCAATGGTGGCCAAGGGCGTGTTGTCAGCAATTAAATTGGTGCCATTACCACCAACCACATCAGTGGTGTCGGTAATCACTGTGGGAGTTTGAAGGTCAAAAGTGGCTGTGGTTGCGTTCCACTCAAAAATACCCCAGGTGCTGACTGAAGTATCCAGCCAGTAGGTTCCGTTGGCAGCATCGCCTGTTGGGCGAGTTAAACTGGCAGTGAGTTCTGTAAGGTCCACATCAGCCCGTTGCACATACGCACGGTTAGTAACCCCCAGCGCCGAGTAAGCAGCCAACAGGCCGTATTCGTTGAGTTCGTAACCGTTGATTGGAGTACCAGTTGTGGTGTTGTAGAAGAATGGCACACCAAATGTAGCTGCCAAATCACGCTGACTGGTAATCAAATATGTTTTGTTTGCATTAGCGGCCAGTGTACCGGCTGCCACGGTGATTCCGTTGCTGGATACTTTGTTTTGTGCTGTGGCAACCACAAAGTAAGGTACTGTGTTGACGGCTGAAGGGATATATTGACTTTCGTCAATTACTGTTACTTCTACGCCTGGTGATACTAGAGCCATAATGGATTCCTTTTCAAGTTCTAATATTTATTGACAAGTGTCAAAAACACCCAGTTTGACCGACCTACATATAGGTTCGTATACTAAATACCCCATGAGACCGTTTTGCAAAGTATGTGGGGTTTTGCCTCGCGCGGTGGCCTACCACAAATATGACCGTGTGTACTACAGATCAATGTGTACTGCTTGTCAACGTCGGGGGCGTCGACAGAAAGTACCTGTGCCACGGTGGCAGTTGGACGGCTACAAGAAAAAACCCGCATGTGACAAATGCGGGTTCAAAGCCAGATATCCCAGTCAGTTATTTGTTTTTCATGTTGATGGTAATTTAACCAACAGCGGACAACGCAATTTACGAACTGTGTGTTTGAACTGCGGTGTGGAGGTAAAACGCAGTGATGTTACCTGGCGTCGGGGCGATCTTGAACCGGACTAGTGACCAGTGATTTGACCTGCTGATACAAGTCATCTAGGGTGCCGTTGTTGTCTAGCACCACATCAAATTCCGTGCCAACCCAGGCAGTTTCACTTGCATGAATTCCTAGTTTTTCCAGTTTGCGATGGCTGATTGACCAGGTTGAGTTGCCGTTGGCACCACGGTTTACACTCAGTGCGGCGTTGTACCAAGCAGGTTCAGGACCACGAACGACTCTAATAACCCGGCCACCAGCACTTTTGATAGCCTTAATTTCGTTGGGAAAACGACAGTCTGAAATTACCACATCATCTTGACTGTGACGCAGTTTGTTTTCTAAACTGGCAATCCAGATGTCGTCATGAAATCCGGCTCTGCACACTTCTGTGCCCCAGTACTGCAAGATCCAGCGCGGGGTCAGCGTAGGCATGTGCAGGCGTTCTGCCCACCATGGATCCACTTGTTCACGCCATTCACGGGCTTGTTTGGTTCGCCCTTCTAGCATGGTTCTGTCCCAACCAAACACTTGTGCCACAGCATCTTTAAGGGTTGATGCAAAACTTTCCCTACGAAAATGATGTAAATTAACAAGATAGTCGGCAATTGTATCCTTGCCTGACCCAATAAATCCGCAGATGCCAATGATCATTTGAGTTCCTTTACGTTGAGGTGTTGAAGTGTTGTTTGCACCATGCCAATCTGTCTGCGGCAGTCTTCCAGAGCATGGTGGCTGGTGGGAGGGATAGGCAGTTCAGGCCATAAGCTAAACACTGTACGGCTGTCACGCACCTGGTAGTATTTCCAAGGAAGGGGCTTGTTGTAGCTCTTGTAGGCATGTTCAAGAATGTTCATGTCATAAGTTGGACCTTGGGCCCAGATCAGCTTGGCGTGCCAAATCAACCGACCTAGTTCGTCTAGTGCTTGATCTAGTGGGATTCGATCTTGTTCCCCAAATGCTTCTTCTCTGGCGTGAGCGGGTTGAGTTGCCCACCAGGCTACTGTGCCATCGTCGATAGAACGATTTTCCTGGCTTTCTAGCGTTACTCTAGCATAGTAATGTCGGTCGTAATGCCCTGACCCAAACGGATCAAATGCCTGAGCGGCTATGGTAAGGATAGTGGTGTCGGGGCCAGTTGCCAAGCCTTCAAGATCAATCATCAAGTGCATTTGATGATTGTAACACAACTGCAATAGTTTGTCGAGTAGCGTTTAACCAATTACCCAGGTGAGTGGCTGACTACCATCCACATACATTTTGAGATCTTCTATTTTGGCATCCATGATGGCTTGCCCTTCTGATTTCATTGCGGCACCGTTCAGTTGGCCACCGCCCTGTGGTCCAGCAATGGTTGAGAACTTTTCACGTGCTTCACCAATGATCATTTTACAAGCACCTACCATGTAGTCTCGGATCCATTGGCTGATTTGGTAGTCACTGAGCAGTTGGATCTCGGGTTTGGTTTGATACACCCAAAGCAAGACATTTTCGCCAGTGCCTTTTGGATCACGAATCAGTTGCAGTTTCTTTGTGACTGGATTCCAGGTATAGTTCATGTAGGCGCCAAACATGCGTCCAGCCAGTTCCACATACTGTGAGTAGAAGTCGTATGTGGCCAATCCACCTGCCACATTGAAGTTCATGAGGTACACATTGATTGAGGCCTGTGCAAAAGGATCAAAGTTTGACGCAAACGGTCCTGTTGAATCACCAAATGTTCTGCGGAATATTTGACGCACACTATACACTTCTTGGGGCAAAGTGTAGATGTTCAAGTCCCGAATCAACTCCATAAAAATGTAGGCTTCTTCATAGGCGTTGTTGGCACGTTGACGATAGGTGCCAATTGTGCGTTGATATGCGGCTTCGTAGTGTGCAGGGTCTAATTCAAGATCAATGATTTGATCGCCCATGGTCAATTTGCAATACTCAATAAGATTTTGCTTTAACTCAGGTAGTAGGTTTTGTTCAGCCATTGGGAACTCCGTTCCCCCTTATTTACCAGGCTTTGAGTACGATCAGGTTCTCGGTTCCGCGAGCATTCCACGGCGTTTCAGTAGTGGTCAAATCCCGGTAAATCTTACGTGCCGCTGGCTTGCCTGCGGCCTGTATAGCTCGGATGACATCTGCTGGTTTACGCACAGTTTTTTGTAGTGTTTCTACGGTACTGTATCCTATTACACTGTTGTTCTTAATAGTGAACGCCTGTGTATGGCTATCTGCTACCACATGAATCAACTTGCGTTTCTTGGTGTCATACAACCAGGCTTCGGCCTTGTCTACCAGGCTTGCGGCTGGCAAACCTTTGATTTTGAGTTCCGCAAACTCTGCTGTGTGTTTGAACTTGGCCGCACGTTTCTCTGGGGGTACTGCTTTGACCTTGCGTGGTTTGCGTTCCACTTTCTTGATCTGCACATAAGCACCACAGTCATTGATCACTGCTTCGCAAAACTTCACACAGTTACGCAATTGTATCTTGGTCAGGTACGAGTATGCTTCAACCAACAACGCATCCTTGCCTTCTACCGCTTCTTCAAACTCCGCCAATTTGTGTTTCCAACGATTGGAAATTTCACTGATCATTTGTGGTACTACATTCATGCCACGGATTACCATGATAGGCTTGTAGTCCGCTGACATCTTGGCACCGGCCATCATGAATTCGTCAAACATGCCATCCAGTTCGGCCGCACACTCGCCAACTTTTTCTCTCAGGCGATCTTGTATGTTTGGCTTGGCCGGACCTTCTGCGACTGGCTCAGTATCCGCCTCAACTGTTTGTTTACTGGACAAAATTTCTTTTAACAAATTGTCCAGTTTGATCTGTTCAGTTTCGTTCAGTTCCAGGCCCACCATCTTCATACGACACAACCAACCTGTGGTCAGTCGTATGGCCGAATCTGGAATGCTTTTTAGCACTCGCACATCTGCCTTGCGATCTTGTGACTCCAAATAGTTCACAATCATGTCTCGGGCATCTTTTTTGCCGTAGAAGTAGTTGTACCATGAAAATGCTTTGCTCAGGGCACTGATGCGATTTTCTGTGGGTTGTGTTCGCCACGGAGGTTCCCCGCCCATGACATTGGTATCTGAACTGCGGGGGTTTAGCAGTTTAATGGGTTTCATCAAGGCTCCTTTGGTATTAATGCAGTAATTATAACACTTTGAGATTTATTGGTCAACCTGCCCATAAATACTCATATGCCCCGCCTAAGTTTATACAGACCTAACAGAACTCGTGATTACCAATTTTTGGACCGCACAATCTCCGAAATGTACACCGTTGGAGGTATGGACATTTTTATCCACAAATACATGGGCCCGCAAACTGGCGGTGAGGACTCTGCTGTTTCTGGCAACTATGATATCACTCAACCCATATACGAAACCCTGGATCCACTGAACATCCAAGACTTGCTGTTGCTGGAAAATCGTGACAGAATTTATGATCCAGATGTATATGTCATGCGAGGCGTTTACAATCATCAAGACATTGACTTTGACCTTACACAATTTGGCCTGTTTTTAAACAATGATACCTTGTTTATCACCTTCCACTACAATGACATGATTGATACCTTTGGTCGCAAACTCATGAACGGCGATGTGTTTGAAGTGCCCAACTTGAAAGATTATAATCCACTAAACGCTTCTATTCCACAACCCTTGCCCAGATACTATGTGGTTCAAGATGCAGACTTTGCTACAGAAGGCATGAGCCAAACCTGGATGCCACACACTTGGCGTGTGAAAGCCACGCCCATGACCAACAACCAAGAGTTCAAGGACATACTCAAGAAACCAGTGGTCAGCGAAAATATCTGGGATTCAGGTAATTTTTATCCCACTGGCTGGATTACCAACTACGGTGATGTGTACTATCGTGCTCGACAAAATACTCCTGCTGACACAGAAATCACCAATACCAACTATTGGGAACTATACAACCCAGCCACACAAAGCGATGTGTTCAGTACTCGCATCAAGGACACGCAGATCAACGATGCTATTCTTGCACAAGCTGACGTTGAAGTTCCTGCAAGTGGTTACGATACCCAGCCGTTGTATATTTTGCCAACTTTGTCAGATGGACAACCAGCCAATCCTGTGTCACTATCCACTGACAGTAACGTCACTGTGGATGGCACACAAGGTGGTATGAACATAACTCCTCAAGCTGATGGTTATACCATTGGTTATCTCACCGGAGACGGTGTACCACCAAACGGACTGCCGGTTGTGACTGGTGTACAGTTCCCGTTGAATCCTGTGTCTGGAGATTTTTGTTTGCGATTGGATTATTTTCCCAATCGTTTGTTCCGTTATGATAGTCGACGTTGGGTCAAGATTGAAGACAAGGTACGTACCAACCTCAACAACGGTTCTACCAATGATACCTTGCGCTCCAGCTTTGTGAACAATACATATACAACACGTACCACAGACATGGGTAATATTCCTAGTCGGCAGAGTCTCAGTGAAATTCTTAGACCACGTGCTGATAATGGTGATCAAAATGGATTTCAAGATCCCAATCCGTATCCGCCGACCCAACCAGGTCAGAAATCGAGT